CAGCCCTTCTCCCGCACGAAGCAATGTAACATCTTCATGATAGAGTTGTCCGCAAGTGCACCTACCTTACAATCAATTTCAGGCACGTACACATTGGATCTCTTCAGAAATTCGAATTGATCCAAAGGTAGAAAATCCGTAATGGCACTCTCCTTGTCAGGCATGGTATAGGTCTGACCATGTGAGCACAGAAACGATGAGATGGTGTTGATATTGAAATCACAACCTTCTGCAACCGTGCCTATGTTGTCATCACCATACGTCATGAGTGCAACATTTTCTCGGAATGGTGGGGCATCAAAACCGAATTTGTCAAAATAGGCCGCTCGTACGTTGATGGATCCACAAAGACTATTGACAATGACGGTCAACGAGTTTCCAGAAATGTGTCCACCCTCGATAAATGATATAAGATCGCCATTGAATGCAACAAAAGAAAACACTACATCTCCAGCCAATGTTTCCATGGCTACGATGTCTTCCTCACTGTAATCACACTGTTTAGCGAGATCAATCAAAATTCCAAAAGCAGCAAGCAGTACCTGGGAAGGCAACTTTTGATCATACTTGCTATAGTCACCTCCGAGGATACGTTTCGTCCCATGACGTAATGTTGAATCGTAAAACTCCTGCCATTCGGGGCCTTGACAGTTGATACCCACCGCACATTCAGCCTTTAGCGGGTTCATCTGCAGAAATCTCGTCAAGGGCAAGAAGTATTTTCTCACCAAAAAAGTGAAGGCAAATTGTCCTGCGTAAAACACACGACACTTCCCTTTCGCGGTAGGTAACACTTCATCTTTCTTACATGCTTTGGCAACAGAGTTCATCCGTATGCCCTTGCGTAATTGTTCATCCGCCTCAAGGATTGCCTCTTTCAAAACGGGTTTGAGTTCCCTGTTCAAAGGTTTGCCTTCCTCTGGTGGATTCTCAATGACGTAATCTCTCTTACTTCCACTCAACGGAAATCCAACTCCTGTGCCAATGTTGATAGAATCAATAAACTTGACACCTGGAATGCCATTAAGATTAGAATGATCGTCAAGAGGTTTCATATTACACCACTCAGGACGATTGACAATTTCAATCATAGGCTCCAAATAATCATTGACGCAATGTTCAACCAAATCAGGCGAAAAGCAACTGCCAGGCTTGGCCAAACCAGCCATGGCGGTTTGCCACCCAAAATATTCGGGTTTCATCTTTGGAGGTCCCCACTTGTTAGGGACGCCACACACGTCCATCACATGTTCTGATATTGGTGTCACTTTCACCCGAGAGTTTGAGGTAACCATACCAGTACACTCACCATGATAGGCGATCTGCGAGTCTTCAGGTAAATACCTCACAGGACTCTTGTAATGTGGCTGATCCTTGTCCGTGAACCAAGTCTTCCCGTACGAATGAGGCTTGAAATCTGCCGCTTCACCCGTCAGACACACACTTGTATGTGCCTTGAGAGCCTGAATCGCGGTTTCAGCTTGTGATTTAAGCAAGACTCCATAGCAACCTCGCTTGGTGTTCTCTTCACCACCTAAATGGAAACCGGTAATCATTGAACCATCTCCCATACTGAACATTGTTGCACCACACAAGCCTGAATATACTGGCTTATCAATAGTAGCGTATGTACCTCCAAGAAAAGTACATCTATTGTGTCCAGACATGCCAGGCCTCGTGATACCACTGAATGTGATCATGGTTCCATCTTTCTGCCTATACAACATCCGAAACTGACTTCGGGTGTGATTCTGTTCAGGCAAATACTCAGTAAGGTCCTTGAAAGACCCACCGGTAGGACAATAAGCAATCACGAGATCGGTGCCAGGCACATGGTGGGACATGCTCAGACAAATCTTGGCACAAAACTTGCCACCTGTCGAGTCGGGGTGCGACTTTGAAAACCGGATATCTAGCTCCTCACCACAATCATCGAAGTAGTGTTTTGGTATGATCACCACGTTGGACTTCAAAAACAGTACATTTGCCATCATTCGTCTTCCTTCTTCTTTAGTGGAAATGCTGGCGTAATGCAAATTCTTTTCGACCAAGCGATTCATATGCTCAGGTGGAC